GCCCACACGCTTTCCCAATAGTCGAGCTTGTCGGTGGCCCGAGCCTGGAGGGTCTTGTTATAGATCGACAGTTGCAGGCCGTTGGCCGAGCCGAACATGTACGTCTCGCCACGCCCGTAGACCGAGGCGTTGCCGTCGAATTCGATCCGCTCGATCCCGCTGATTTGCCGCACCCGACGCGAGCGGCAATGCATGCGATCCACCAGATCGCGAGGCGGTTTCCAGCCTTGTACGTCCAGGGCGATATGCACAGCGGCTTGGTTGGTCTCGCAGTGGCTCAGCACGGCAGCGGCCAAGTCATCCAGCACGCCCTGGAGGATATGCGGGTCGGCACCGTCGAGGGCATGGGGCGACACCTCGATCTTGAGGTGCGAGCCAAGGGTATCGACCTTGATGTTGTGATTCTTGATCAGCAGGATCAGCCCCAATTCTGCGTTCTGCAGACGGTACTGATAGCCGGAGTCGCGACCGATACGGCCCTTGGACCATTCGTAGCCGGCGAACTCGACCACATCCACCGAGAGGTCAAACAGCGCCATGACTTCCGGGCGCAACTTGCCGTTGTACAACTGCCGCACCGTATCCACGCCGCAACGCAGAATGCGCACGCCTGACAGATCAGTGAACGCCCCCGTCATGGAATCAACGAAGAGCCGTCCCTTGGGGGAATCCAGCAGTTGTCCGTCGGGTTGCAGCAGGAGGCGGTTTTGATGGGTCACTTTCTTCATGGTTTCACCTAACAATGTCCATTAATGTCCAAATCGCGGGGTGCTTATCTGACGTGTTACAGGGGCGTCGGCCGCGCCTTCGGCCTATCGCTCATGCCTTGCGCTCCCGGCCGGCGGCGCGGCCCGCCCCTCATGGCGGCACCCCTACCGCCGCTAGCGCCGTCATCACCGACCACCAGTGATGCAGCGCCCAGCCCATCGCCACCGGAACGAGGAATTCCCAATCGATCATTTGTGCCTCCAGGGCCGCGAGGCATATTCGGAATCGGGGACGATGGTCAGCGGCGATTGGCCCCTGGCCGGTGCGTCTGCGGACGCGGCGACAGGCGCTGCCGGAACGACGCTGGCCACCGCGCCGGGCTGCCTCCCGGTACAGGTGACGGTCTGTTTCCACTCCTCATAGCGAAGCTCTACGACGCACTCGCCCTTGGGCGTTACCCGGTAGCCGGAGCCGATCAGTTGCCAACTGGTGAGTTCCAGGCGCCGGCCCGTGGGATCGTCCAGGGCGAACATGTAAATGTCGCCCCGCGACTTGCGGTAGGCGTGGGCAAGGATGGAGATCCGCCGATCGGCGAAGGGATGGGCGTTCAGATCAACAGGCGCAGCAGCAGGCCCATCAGGTACAAGCCCAGGAGGAAGAAAGCTATTCGCAGCAGGACGCGTTGGAGCAGCCACAGCAGCGGGCGCAGCAGGGGCTTGAGCAGGGTCGCCAGGAGCGTCGGCAGGTGTCGCAGCAGCCGGAGCGCCAATCGTGCGCAGAGGCCCCATATACCAGACAAAGCCAATAGTGCCGGCCAGCAATGCCAGTAGAAGAACCAGCTTAGGCGACCGGAAGAGGCTCTTGCCCGCCTTGGTGTCTTGGGTCTTGCCGGTGGCCGTGGACTGGTAGAGGGCGAAGGTCTGCTTTCGGATTCGCTTGTATTCGATGATGGTGCCATCGGCGGGCGGACGGTTGAGTTGGGCGTCATGCTGGGCCTCCTTGTAGCGGCCAGGGATGCCGATCACCGCGAGGTTGGAATGCTTGTAGGCCATCTCGCAGGTCATGCGGATGTCGTCGCGGATATAGGCGATGTTCGGCGTGGTGAGGACGATGTCCCAGTTGAAATGCCGGTGCCGGGTCCAGGCGTCGAGCCAGCCCATGGGACGGTCGGCGGCGTGGGCCGCTTCCGGTCCACCGGGGTAGTCGAAACGCTCGAGGTCTTTTTCCCGCCAGGACTTGGGAAACAGCAGTTGGGTTTCGTCGAAGATCAGGAAGGCCCCGCGGGGCGCCCACTGAAACCACGTGCGCATCTTTTCGAGGTCTTCCAGCGACTCCAGATCGAGGTTGATGATCTCCGCCGTGTTGGGCAGGTCCGGAAAGACCTGATAGGCCCGCTCCAGGGTGAAGCCGCGCACGTTGGTGATGATGACGCGGCCTTTCTTGATCGCGGGGATCAGGTCATCTTGGATCGCGCCGGAGGTCTTGTAGGAGCCATTGGGGCCGTGATGGATCTTGATCGACACGGATCACCTCCCAATGAACGGCACGAAGCGCATGCAGAAGCGCGTCGCCGCCGCGACCATGATGATGTTCAACGCCTGCGGCACGCCGAAGAAGGCCAGCCCCGCCGCAATCGGCCCCGGCAGCGCGGCATACATGCTGCGGATCATCTGCGGCACGCCGAGGCTGTCGATCAGTTCGCGGGCGGCGGTGTAGCTGACATCGATCAGCAGGATCAGGGTCTGGAGCGCGGCGTACATCGACGCCTTGGTGGCGACCACCAGTCCGTCGCGCACGAAGTCATAGATGCCTTGGGCGAAGAAATCCCAGATCCACTGGAAGAAGGCGATGATCTGATCGAGAAAACCGGAGAGCCATTCCATAGGGTCAGTCCTTCAGCAGAATGAGGGCGGCGATCAGCGCGGCCATCAGCAGCAGCGCCACGCGCAGGCTGGAGAGTTGGCCGGCGTAGTCGGAGATACAGAGGGAGTAGGACTTGCCCCAAATGGTCATGGACTCGCAGGGCAGCTGCCCGCCGCCTTCCGCCAGGTTGAGGTCGAAGGCGCCCTTCATCTGATCGACGTTGGCCTTCACCTTGGTCTTGAGTTCTTGCTTGGCTTCCTCGACCTTCTTTTCCCAGGTGGCGATGGCGTCATCCCAGGTGCCGGGCGTGGGCTCCTTGAGTTCGCCGCCGGGGCCTTCGGGGCCGGTGGAGCAGTTCTCTTTCGCCGGGTCGCATGTACCGTTGCCATCGCCGCCCGTGCCGCTGCCGTCACCGTCGCCGCTACCCTCGCCCCCGCCGTTGCCGTCCCCTCCCCCGCTGCCGTCGCCGCCATTGCCGGTGCCACCGTCATTGCCGCCGCCGTTGTTGTTTCCACCGCCATTGCCATCGCCGCCACCGTCGCCATCACCCCCCGGCGTGGTCGGGTCGGTTGGATCCGTGGGATCGGTCGGGGTCTTGACGCAGGTAGTCCCCGACCACGACCAGCCGGGCGGGCAGCCGGGGTCGTTCGGGTCGGAAGGATCGGTGTTCGGGGTGTCGGGTGGGTTCAGCGAATCGCCGGTCTGCGCGAAGGTGTAGGAATCGGCACCGCAATTCTGTCCGGTGCCCTTGAGGATGTAATTGCAGAAGCCGGTCGTGGTGGAGCCTTTGACCAGATAGCAACTGGCCGGGCTGGGGTTGCCGCCGTACTCGCAGCTTTGATAACAGGCGCTCGGTGCGCCGCCGTCGCCGACATAGTTCCGCCCGCCCGAGGTGACAACAGGCGAGTCCGGGCCCTTGGCCGGGAACAGTTCGCCTTCCTTGCATTCTTCGGGCGGCGGTTTGCAGGCGCCATCGGCCGGATCGAGTTCTTGCTCTGAAGGACAGCTATCGCCAGTCAAAACAGCATCAGTCGAATAACTGTTAACACCTATATGGACAATGCATTGCACCCACCTGTCGTTAACCCTATTCATGGTCTTTCTGTACTCAGGAGACCAAGTATCAAAGTAGGACTGACAAGCTGCTGCATAGGATGGAAAGAAGGCCGTAGGCCGCCCACCTATATCAATTTTCCATCGATAGATTTCAGCGCTCGCCAAGGGATGCCACAGCAGAGAGACCAGCAGACCCAGCAGCGAAAGAAGTCGGCCAAGGCCGGAACGTGCGTTGTTACTCATCCAGTCACCCATGAAAAAGCCCCCTGCCGGAAACTCCGGAGGGGGCTTCCGCCTCGGTCTGTTCGGTTAGAAGAATTCGCCGGTCCGGTACCCGGTGATGAAGGCGCCGGCGAAGAACGCCCCCAACCACACCGACCAGAGCACCCGTTACGCCTTGCGCAACATGCTGTAGATCAGGCCGGCGACGGCCAGGATCACCAGGGCGCCGACGATGTAGCCGCCAATGGCCTTCATATCGCCCTGCCCATCGGTGATCGCCGATTCCACCGCGCTGGTGTCGATCACTGCGGCGAAGGCCGGCAGCGAAGTCGCGGCAGTGACGGAACCGGCGATGCACAGGTTGCGGAACGAGGCGACCGGGCTGAACTTGGCGATGCGTTGCTTCATTGCTTTCATGGTGTTTCCTCTCTACTTGGCTTTACGAAGAAGTGACGCGACCCAGCCAATCAAAAGCCCCGTCACGAACGATCCCAGGACGCCAGCGGCACCGATGCCGAAGGCTTCCGGGGAGAAACCACCGTTGACCAGGATGTCCACGTATCCAGCGGCCTCGGGCGGCATCAGGTAGGCCTGCTGCCATGCGAGTTCGCGACACGCCATAAAGCCCTCGGGGGTCGAGGTCCACGCGGTACACACCTGCACAGCGACAACGCCTGACATAGCGATCAGTCCTCAAACAGGCAGGGAGGCCGCTAGGCCGTCGATCCAGCCCCAGGCGTAGCCGGTGGCCAGACCTACCGCGAACAGCGAGAGATAGCGGAGCATCGCGGCCTCCTA